TGCTTAGGTAACGCAGGGATTGTTGTGCTAAATAAAACTCAAGTTGCAAACAACCAACAGCAAGAGGGATTCTATGTTGGTTTAGTCGGTAATGTTTCACAGAACCCTGCATCTAATTTTGACAGTATTACAGGTGTTAATGGTCTTTATGCTGCGGCGACTTCAACATTGCCGACTGCCTTTACACAGATTCCGCAGAATAATTTAGCATTTCCTTTATCTTCTACTGCTACAACCGGGTCAGAAGAAAGTTTATCACGCGTGATGGAAAACTTAGTTGATTACGATATAGGTACAACTGATTTTGACGATTACCTTAGCCTTGGAGTGTTTAAACTACGTAAGTCGCTTTATGCAAACGAAGCAACTAAACTTGATTATATTTTAAAAGATAAAGCTGTTGGATCGATTAACTACCATAGAAAAGAGTTTAACAAAGATGGCGGAGCTAATAAATCAGCGTTTATAGGTGCAGCGTCGAAAGATGCTCCAAACACTACAATATTAATTAACGACAATCTTTCCAGGAGGCTTGATGGAGAAACCGGGTTAAATGCTCAAAATACACCGCAAATTAAAATTAGAACAATAGGTGACTTACGAACCGCTACTGCTAACCAGTTGCAATTATCAGCGGACGCGATCTGCATGGCGGGCTCGTCGATTTGGTCGGCAATGTCCGGTAGGACGAATACAGCGGACCTGTTCCCATTAGGTCAGTTCACAAACGAAAAAGTAACAACAAAGGCCTTAGGTGATATCCCAAGTAAGATAGAAAGAGCTCTTGATAATATTAAGAACGACGAGGTATATAACATTGATGTTGTAGTAGAAGGTGGTCTTGGTACCATCTACTCAGTAGCTTGTGCTGCTGTCACTGCATACTACGATGATCAAGATTACAGCACCAACGTATCCGCTGCAGTAAATGGATTAAGAACATCTGGTGATCTATCAGTAGCAAGTGCAATAGCACTGAGAAACAATTATACTACTATCTTTAATAAGTTTGAAGCGTTTGTTAAGCCACCTTATGAAGGCGGATCTAGAGGTGATTGTATTTTTGTTGCTGATCCTATTAGACAGATTCTAATTAAAGGCCCAAATACTAAAATTTTATCTGATAAAACATTAAACTTTCAGTCTGATATTTACTGGGGAATTAGACATCAGTTCGAGAACGAAAATACTTCTTATGCAGCAGTGTACGGGAACTGGATGCAAATAAACGATGGGTTCTCCGGAGAACTTTCCTGGGTACCATCTTCACCTTATGCAGCTGCAGCCATGGCTAGAACAGATGCAGTTACTTTCCCGTGGTTTGCGCCAGCTGGATTTTCTAGAGGGTTAATATCGTTTGCAAATGATATTGCAGTTAATCCTAATCAGAAACAACGCGATGAACTTTATAAAGCTAACATTAACCCAATAGCTCACTTCCCAGGATCTGGAATTGTTATATTTGGTCAAAAGACACTACAGAAGAAGCCGAGTGCATTTGATAGAATTAATGTAAGGAGGCTCTTCTTAGCACTTGAAAGACCTACTAAACAATTAGCAAGGCAGTTTGTGTTTGAGCAGAATTCCGTGTTTACTAGAACTAGATTGGTCAACGCTTTAACACCTGTCTTTGAAAGAGCGAAGAACAACGAGGGGTTATACGACTACTTAATTGTGTGTGATGAGAGAAACAACACACCAGCAGTAATCGATGCTAATGAACTGATAATTGATATTTACATTAAACCAACAAGAACAGCAGAATTTATATTAGTTAACTTCTACGCAACCAGAACAGATGCTAATTTCCAAGAGTTAATTGGGGGTTAACAGTAAAAATTACTAAATACTATTATGGCAAACAAAGCAACCACAATTCAAGACTTTTTTTCAAGAGCAGCGAGAACGCAATTTTCACGCGACTTTCTATTTAGGGTTCATGAAATTGACATAGCTGGAATATCATTTGCTGGAGATGGTAGTTTAGTATACGCAAAAACAGCAACGCTCCCTGGTAGAAATATTGACGATAAAGTAGTAAATTACTTTGGTCAAGAATTTCATGTGCCGGGAAGAGCTACTTATCCAGGATCTGAAGGGTATTCTATAGACTTTTATCATGATGAAAATTGTGAACTAAGAACATTTTTCGAAATAGCTTCTAGAACGGTTTGGGATAATGAAACATCCACAGGCCAATATGGCATGCCTGGTGGTGAAAATGTCATTGATTTGGTTCAAATAAATAAACAGTTAGACCCGGTAAGAAGAATAAAATTACTCGGAGCTTCTATAAGAAATATAGGTGATATTTCATATAATATAGCAGAAGGTACAGGTGAAGTTCAGAGCTTTAACGTTACATTTGCATATCACTTCTACAAAGATTTCGCCAAAGCAAACCAAACAAATCTACTATAAACAATATTTCGGATTAAATATTGTTAATGAGTCACTTAAGGCCAGAAATCGAGACTTTTTTAGATGCCTATGGAGCCGGTCATCGCGGCTATCAACATGAAGAGTTCTTTCTCTCGCTTCCGTTTTTATGGAAGATACAATTTCATTATAGTGCTTCCACACTTCTACCTAATATTAATAACGCTATTAGAAAAGCTTATAAAAGCGACTCAGAGGACTGGAGAGCTATAACCGAGCCTGATAAATTTGTTAGGAGCGGTAACGTTATAGCAGCTAGAGAGGTTGTTATACCAAATGAAAACTCTACATTTGATTTGGCAGGGGGGATGAATTTAGGGGGGTTCTTGCCTGGGTACGCACTCAATAAACGAACAGATTTTTTACAGAAAAATTTAAATATTAACTTTTTTGAAACGCAAGACGATCTAGAGCATAATTTCTTTAGACCGTGGATGATAGCTATAGGTATAGACGGTCTTATAAATAGAAACCTGTTATGCACCGTCGTTATAAAGCAATACAATAATAGAATGGGGCTTCGTAAAGGGTATATATTTGAAGATGTTTTTCCTACTAATGTGGAGGGACTCACGCTAAATTACGAAGATTCTCCTTTTACACAAAAGACCATCACTTTGGCTTTCAAACACTACAAACCAATTGTACCAGGCCGACCGGCTATAGTCTCTGCACCACAGTTAGCTTCGCCCCCCCGTGCTGTGATTGTCAAGGAAGCCGACCCGGACGGGTTTCTACAATATCAACCTGGTGGTGCCTACCCGGGTAGTTGATATACTTTAGTTTTATATAATTATTAATATGTATCTGACTTTTACTCTTCCAAGGGGCAAAGAAGTTGTTACTGAAGAATTTCTTTATAAGGATATAAAAGAATTATTTCAAGATACAACACTTAGTAATAAAGTAAAAGTACTTGAAAAATTTATAGTAACGAAAGATCTAAATGCCGTTGAAAAGTTTATTGCTTTATTAAAATTAAGACAAAAATGTATTAACCCCGCAGTAACATTAACGCTAGATGGTAGAGACATTGAAATAGGTATAGATGCTATCTTACAGTCTTTTGAAGAAATAATTAATATACGTGAACAAAGAACTATTAACGATATTACTGTCGTTTTAGATTATCCAAGTCGTTTTTGTGTAGATTCTGATAATGTATTAAGTGTCATACATACAATAGAACTAGAAGATCAAAAAATAGATCTAAGTAGTGTTCCGGATGATGAGTTTTTACAGATAACAAACTCTTTACCAGGGGATGTTTTGACTTTAATCTATGAGTTTGTCGAAAAAAGAAAAGACGCGCTAACCTTTAACCTGCTCGATAAAATGTATCTTAACTTTTTAGATGCATCACCGTTTATATTCTTAAACAGTATTTTTGAGTGTCTTGATGATTATAAATTTAGAGAATATCTGTTTATTCTAAGTAGACGTATGAGAGATATAAATTTTCTATTAAACTGTACTCTTGTTGAGATTTATGATTATATTGAACTCTATAGACGAGAGAGTGAAGAAGAAAAGCAAAAGTTGAAAAATTAAAATCACAATTAAATATTATTATGGGTACTACTACAAAAGACTTTTTAAGTAAGTTAAATGAAATCAAAAATGAATTTAAGATTTTTGTCCCTTCTTTAAAAAAACAAGTTACTGCTAAACCAATTACACTCAAGCAGCAGAAGGATATTATTTCAACTGCAGTAAACGGAGTCCAAGGTGCTCTACAGTTCTCGCAAGCTATTAACGATGTTATATTAGAAAATG